GTATATACAATATAAATTTAGATTCTTTTCCTAGGTTAAAGCGCAACGGTCTCGGGACTAGTACAAGTATCAATGAACAAGAATCCATAAGGTCTATTCTAAAGTTTTATGACGATTCGGTGATTAGTATCATCAATGATATTGCACATAGTGATTTTACTGCTTTTGGTTATACTAAATTTAACAACTACCAGGAAATGTTAGATTATGCCCAAACTTAGAATAGAAGTACATCAAATAGGCAATCAGTTTGTTGCATATGATGAACAAGGTAACCAAATCAAGGATCGTTATATTTTAGAACAAATTAGCTTTGACCAAATGCTAGGATTCAAAACTTCTTACTATATAGAAGTTGACAAAAACCAGAATCCTGTTATAATGAACGATGTTAAAATAAATATTAACACACAAAACACTTGAGGAACATATGGCATATAACAGATCTTTTAATGAAGAAGAACGAGCACGTCTTAAGCGCCTAATTGACGAAGGCATGCAAGTTACCTATGAGATTGAAACTCTTAAAGAAGGGTTGAGTGATACAGTTAAAGCCATTGCTGAAGAAATGGATATCAAGGCTGCTACACTAAACAAAGCTATCAAAATTGCACATAAGGCAAAGTTTGGTGAAGAGCGTGATAAGTTTGACGAGCTCGAAACTATTCTAGAAGCTGTCGGTAAGACACTTTAAACATTTAAATATACTTGGTGGTGCGTCAGCCTTAAAATGATGCTTGGAGAAATACACATACATGAGTTACGTAGATGCCTTCTATGATAAGGCCAAAGACTTTATTCGAGTAGTCGAACGAGTCAACGGTAAAAGAATACTGATTGACCACAAACCTGAATATAACTTTTATATCGCAGATCCTCGTGGTACCCATCGAAGCATATATGGCGATCCTGTAAGCGAGATACGCTGTAAGAATATCAAAGACTTCAGAAAAAACGTTGCTATTAATAGCCAAGTTAAGAAGTTTGAAAGTGATATCAAACCCCTAAACAAAACTATTGCTAAACACTATAGCGGTGCCGATACACCAAAACTGCAAACAGCATTTTGGGATATTGAGGTTGACTTTGATCCTGAGCGCGGCTATGCCAACCCGGAAGAAGCATTCATGCCTATCACTGCCATTGGTGTTTATCTACAGTGGCAAGAAGCTATGGTGTGTTTGGCTGTACCACCTAAGACACTAAGTTGGGAGCAAGCACAAGCGATTGCTAGTAGACTTCCTGAGGTTATTCTATTCCGTACAGAAAAGGAAATGCTCGAAACATTCCTTGTTCTTATCGAAGATGCTGACATCCTAAGCGGATGGAACAGTGAAGGTTATGATATTCCTTATACTATCAACCGCATCATTAAAGTGTTAGGTAAGAATGAACTACGCAGACTTTGCTTGTGGGATCAAATGCCCACAGTACGAGAGTATGAAGCATATGGTAGTCAGCGTCAAACATACGACTTAGTTGGGCGTGTACATCTAGACTACATGCAGTTATATCGTAAATATAACTACGAAGAGCGCCACAGTTATCGACTAGACTACATCGGTGAGATGGAGATTGGCGAGCGTAAGGTTGCATACGAAGGTAGTTTGGATAGACTTTACAATCACGATTTTGAAAAGTTCTTAGAATACAACATCCAAGATACAGTGTTGCTTAACAAGCTGGACAAGAAGCTACAGTTCATTGATCTTGCTAACACCATTGCACATGATAATACTGTGTTGTTGCCCACAACAATGGGTGCTGTTGCTACAACCGAACAAGCAATTATTAATGAGGCACATCGTCGAGGATTCGTAGTACCTGATCGCAATAGGAGCGAGAGGGGCGATACACAGGCAGCAGGCGCTTATGTTGCTTTCCCAAAGAAAGGCTATCATGATTGGGTAGGAAGTATGGACATTAACAGCCTATATCCCAGTGTATTCCGTGCGCTAAACATGGCTGCTGAAACTATTGTTGGACAGCTACGTCCGGACTATACAGAAGAAGAAATCAATAACAAGATTAAACTAGAAAAAGCCAGTTTCGCTGATGCATGGTTGGGTAAGTTTGGTACTAACGAGTTCGAATTCGTTGCTAGTAAAGATGTCAACCATGTTATGAAACTTGACATGGAAGATGGTGCTACAGTTGAAGTTACTGGGGCAGATGTTTATAACCTAATCTTTAACAGCGGTCAACCTTGGAACATCAGTGCAAATGGTACTATCTTTAGAACTGACTTTCAAGGTATTGTACCCGGTCTACTAGAACGTTGGTATGCTGAGCGTAAAGATCTGCAAGCAAAAAAGAAAGAAGCAACCACAGACGAAGAAAAAGCGTTCTGGGACAAACGACAGCTAGTTAAGAAGATTAACTTGAACAGTTTGTATGGCGCTATTCTTAATCCAGGTTGTCGCTTCTTCGATAAACGTATCGGCCAAAGTACAACACTAACTGGTCGTCGCATTACACGTTTTATGGCGGGCAAGACCAACGAATTGCTCACTGGTAAGTTTGACCACGTAGGTGATTGTATCATTTACGGCGACACTGACTCTGTGTACTTTACCGCAGTACCTGCACTACCGCATGGCAGTGAACTTGATCTAGACAGTGCTGTTAAACTATATGATCATATCAGTGATACTGTTAGCGATGGCTTCCCAGGATTCCTAAAAACAGAATTTAATGTTCCGTATGAAAACGGTAAGGTCCTAAAGGCAGGCCGTGAAGTAGTTGGCCGTTCAGGCCTATTCATTACTAAGAAGCGTTACGCTATCAAGTGTCTCGACATTGAAGGTTACCAACCAGAAGGTGGTAAGCTCAAGATCATGGGCATGGAGATCAAGCGCAGTGACACACCTGAGTTTGTACAGGACTTCTTAGAAGAAGTGCTCGATGACGCACTTAGTGGTGCGACCGAAAAAGAAGTTATCACTAAGGTAAAAGAGTTTAAGAAGAATTTCCAAAGTTTAGATCCATGGAAGAAAGGCATGCCTAAGCGTGTCAACAACTTAACTAATTACACTGAAAAACTAAAGAGTACACGCAAGACAGAAAATATGAAATTGTTTAAGCTAGAAGCTATAAAAGATGAATCAAGTAATAATATGATTCCAGGTCATGTTAGGGCAAGTATTAACTGGAACGATATCAAGACTGCATTTGGCGACAACTATAGCATGACCATTATGGATGGTATGAAAGTTATTGTGTGTCGATTAAAGAACAACGCTATGGGCTATAGTAGCATAGCGTACCCTACCGATGAACTAAACTTACCTCAATGGTTCAAAGATTTACCTTTTGACAATGAAGCAATGGAAGAAGCAGTATTAGATAAGAAGGTAGAAAACGTTCTAGGACAAATGGGTTGGGACTTGTCTCAAACTAAAGAAAGCGAAGCACTCAATGAATTTTTTGAGTTTTAATCTAAGAAAATGACAATAAAACACTTGACTTTTCTAAATAACAATAGTACAATATCTAAAATATAGGAGCACTCTATGGCAAATAATTATATCAAAGACACATTAAAAGACATTATCAAGCACACACATAGCCTTGGCATTTATGAAATGGTAAAGGTTACAGGAACACTTGAGGAAACAAAAATTGAAACTGTTGACGCAGATAAGACAGTTATTTTTAAGGGCAAGACACATAACCCTGTAGCAGACTTTGTTGATGCTACTGTTGGTCTAAGCCGCATGAGCGTACTTGACGGATATCTAAAGTATCCGGGATTTGACAGCGAAGATGCAACTGTTGCTGTAGTTTCACAGAAGCGCAACGAAGTAGACATTCCTGTTGAAGTTAAGTTTGTCGCCGATGACGGCACAGATGCTAACTATCGCTTTATGCTCGCTGACGTTGTCAATCAGCAGTTGAAAGACATTACGTTTAAAGGCGCAGAGTTTGATATTAACATTGTGCCTACTGCAAAGAATCTTAAGGACCTTGGTTACTTTAACAGCGTTCTTGGTGCATATGAATCAACCTTTATGCCGAAGACAGATGGCGGTAAGTTATATTTCCACATCGGTGACGGCGTAAGTGATCGCACAAAGATTCTCATTGCCGAGGGTGTTGACGGTGAAACAAAGCATGAGTTCCGTTGGCCACTTGATATTGTACTAAAGATTTTACGCCTCGGTGATAGTGCTGGTATGGTTCTAAGTATTAATAACAAAGGTTTGCTACAAATTAAGGTAGATAGTGGCATGGGCGAATACACTTACCTACTTCCAGCTAAAGGTTAATTAATGAAAGACTTAGGAAAACGTCAAAGTGACTATGCGGTATATTTGCCTGCTATCAGTAGCTTTTATACAAAGCAACTACAAAAAACATTAGCTAATCCAACCGAATGGCGTACTCCTCCGGGGTTTGAATTAGGTAATGCAGGGTTAGATTTTCTTAACCCAGAACACAGCTACTATCATTATCCTTACGGACTTTATTCCGCAGGCCACGCACACTTAGATACTACTAAGAGCGACAATGAAGAACCAATGGTTCAAAAGCGTAATAGGTCTGTAACAACTATCCTCGGTGACTCAGGAGGGTTCCAGGTTGCTAGTGGTGTGCTAAAACTAGATTGGTCTAATGCAAAAGATCCTGCAGATCCTAGCCGTATTGAGCTTTGTGAAAAGATCTTACGCTGGCTTGAGCATACAGCTGACTGGGCTATGACACTAGATATTCCAGGTTTTGCTGCCGTACCTCCATACAACAAGAAGACTGGATTGACTAAGATCCAGGACACTATTGATATCAGTATGCTTAACCTAGATTACTTTGTACGCAATCGCGTACCAGGTAAAACTAAGTTTCTAAATGTGTTATCAGGTACTGATCAAAAGAGTGCCAATGATTGGTATGAAAGTGTTAAGCATTTTAGTGACCCTAAGTTTGTTGCTGCCAATTACGGCGATGCAGATCGCACACTAGAAGGCTATGCTTTCGCTGGTATTAACATGCGTAACATGCCAATCGCTCTTAAACGTATCTTAAAGCTACGTGAAGATGGCCTACTTGAGGGCAAAGGATGGATCCACTTCCTTGGTACAGGTAAATTGAATTGGGCTTGCTATTTAACCAGTATTCAGCGTATGCTACGTAAGTATGACAGTCCAAACATAACAATCAGCTTTGATGCTGCTAGTCCGTTTGTTAATACAGCATACGGTCAATGCTACAGCTACAACTACTTTTCTCCAAAGCGTTTTGGTTATTTTATGAACCGTGCATTTGATAATCAACAGCTAAAGGGCAGTACATTACCAATGCCATTCAATGGTCCAATTATGGAACGTCTTGTAGCAGGCGATATGTGTTGCATGGAAGAAGGCGACTTGGATCGTAATGGTAAAGCAAAGACTAAAGATAGTACAAGTTGGGACACACAAAGCTATCTTTACTATATGGCCCATAGTGTGTTCAATCATATTACTGCGGTACAAGAAGCTAATCGTTTAGCTGATATGGAAAAGTATCGTGCTAATGTACATTACAGCGATTGGATCAATGACAAAACAAATAAGGGTACAAACGAGTTTAGTCCGTATGTTCCTTATAGTGTTGTATACTTTGATAGCTTTGTTCAGGAAGTACTTGATCCTGCATGTCTTAATCCTTATGAACTCATCGACAAGTACAGTAAATTCTTAGATGAAATTAGCTTTGGTAGCTATGCTACTGAAACACATCTAGACACCAGTTTCTTTGAAGAAGCATCAACTGCGGTACATGACGAAACTGTTAGTAGGGAAGATGAAATGCTTAATCCTGCAATGATGGGAGACTTCAATGGAGAATAGAGACGGACACGACAACGACACTAAGTTTTTTGTTGGTGTTGAGGTAGAGCATAGTCCTGCACACGGGCAGAGAACACTGTTTGTTGTAGGATTACAGCCCAAAGAAGAAATTCTAGCTCGCGCACTAAACAACAAATGCCCACATATCTATTTGGGTGCTAATCAAAGTTTTGCACCCAAGGATAGTGATTGGGAACATTGGGACGTTTTAATTACCGGGCTACTGCAAGATGGAATTTGGGTAACGCTAGATTTTGATAGCAGTTATGCTAAACATGAATGGTTCCACGATAGTGGTTGGTGTGAGTTTAATAACTTCATTCCTATGATTAGTGTTAAGGTGCCCTATATTAGGTTATTCAATTATAACACTACGATCAAAATTGACGATACCGGATTTAAGAAGTCTAATCCCGGTGTTTGGTGCCATAGCTTGCACAACCTACAAAACAGGGAAAACTTTACTGACTGGTCTAAATACACTAGCGATGAAGTTATCTCTTGACATACACAAAAAGTGTAGTATATTATAAACTAATATGAATATAAAATTAGAATGTGATGACGATGGGGTAGTAGTACATACCACACTAAAGATTGATAGTTTGGAAACCGAACAAGAACTACAAGAAGTTTTTATGAAGTTTATTAAATTCATTCGCAAGTGTGGTGCTAAGTTTCCTGAAGAGTTAGAACAGATAGAGCAGGAGTTTAGAAAGTAATGGAAATAATTACTGACATTATAGTTGTCTTAGCCGCATTTGTTTTCTTTTCAATTCTAACTTGGTTCGTTTGGGAATCAAACAAATATATTTCTGAAAGAAACCGTTTGAGAAAAGAAACAGGCAAATACTACGAACACGAGATTCACGAAGAAATTCTAAAGCGTTCTGCTGAAAGCAAGGATAAAAAATGAAAACTATTTGGGTTACGTTTCAAAAAGAAGGTGTACATATGTACCCGGGCGCCGATACAGATCCTAAGTTAGCCACAGGCAGCTGGGATGATGTAAGTTTTCTAGGTGTGCCACACAGGCACATCTTCCATTTCAAAGTCTGGATAGAAGTATTCCATGATGACAGAGATATTGAATTTATTCAGTTCAAGCGTTGGCTAGAACGACAGTACAGCGAAGGCGTACTTGAATTGAATCATAAGAGTTGCGAGATGATCGCAGAAGATTTAGCTAAAGTGATTAAGAGTAGATATACTAGTCGCTGGCTAAAGATTTCTGTAGCCGAAGACAATGAAAACGGCTGCGAAATCGATTTTCCTGTCAAACAACAAGATTGGCAGGTTGATGGTCCAACATATTTTAGATAATAGGAGAAAAACATGACCGAGACACACTTAAAATTAAAGGCTCTTTTTGAAGAGTATGTTAAAGAATCAGATGCATTTGAAGTTAAGGGCGTAAAGGCAGCAGCCGCTCGCGCTCGTAAGGCACTAGGCGAAATTGGCAAGTTGTCAAAGGTTCGTCGTGCTGAAATTCAAGACAAGAAGAATGCTGCCAGCGCAGCCTAAGGAGACCTATAATGTCGTTTGATACAACCGTTAAGACAGCAAGTGATATTAATCTTGCAATGGCTCGTGTATATAATAACATGTTCTTTGCTGTGCTAACCAGCATGGTAGTAAGTTATTTTGTAGGCACATCACCAGAGCTACTACAATTTTTCTTCACAGGATTTACCAAGTGGATTGTAATTTTTGCACCGCTTGCATTTATCTTTGCTGTGCCAATTTTGCTTAACGCAGGTATTAGTCGTACAGGCAAGCAACTAGTACTGCATAGCTTTGCGGCACTAATGGGACTTAGTTTTGCTATCATTTTTGCTGTATATACAATGGGTAGTATCTTTAGTGCATTTATGGGCGCGGCAGTACTTTTTGGTACTATGAGCTTCTATGGCTATTTTACTAAAAAGGATCTTAACAGCATAGGTAGATTTATGTTTGTTGGTTTAATTGCTATCGTTATTGCTAGTATTATTAATATCTTTATTGGTAGTACATTGTTCTCGATGGTTATTAGCGCACTAGCAATCATTATCTTCTTAGGACTAACTGCTTACGATACACAAAAGATTCGTGAGCAGATCATGTACGGCAACTTTGATGCCGGTGCTGAAATTTCAGGTGCGCTAACGCTGTACTTGGATTTCATTAACATCTTTTTATCATTGTTAAATCTGTTTGGTGACAGGAAGTAACATGAACGACACGCCTAAAAGTGCCGATGACAAAGCAGTGGTCCTTCAACCTGAAATAGTTGATCGTGCTACTGCTGATCGTCTAAATAACTACGCACAGAGTCTAGATGAACCTATTACTCATGTAGTAGATTACGGTGGTCTAGTTGATGGATCTAATAAAAAGAAAAAGCAATGAAAATTTTTTTAGTAGAACTTGAGCCAGTTGAAACACGTTATACTGCACAGTGGAAGCAATTTCTGCCTGAGCAGATGCGGGCTGCCGGGCTCAATGTTGAAGTAATTGAAGGACCGAGTGATGCGCCTCAGGATACTACTCCTGGGGCTTTCCTCAACTTTAGTGGCACTAACTATTGGAAAAGTGAACAGCTAAAAACTATTGCACAACTGTTCGCAGACGGTAAAGTACAAGATGGCGATTACTTTTTGTACACCGATGCGTGGAACCCCACAGTACTACAGCTCAAGTATATGAGCGAACTGTTAGGTGTTAAGGTACGTATCGGTGGCATGTGGCATGCCGGTAGTTATGATCCTGCTGACTTCTTAGGGCGTCTAATTGGTAATGCACCTTGGGTACGTTATGCAGAGATGAGCATGTACGAATGCTTTGACGATAACTTCTTTGCTACACAGTTTCACTTAGACCTGTTCCTTAATACATTTTGGAATGATGACAGAGATATTGATAGACAACTACTACATAAAGTTCATCGTGTAGGCTGGCCTATGGAATATCTTGTTGACAAGTTAAACGGATACAAGAACTTAACTAAAAAGAATCTTATTCTTTTCCCGCATAGAATTGCGCCCGAGAAGCAACTAGATATTTTTGAAGACTTAGCTAAACACCTACCACAGTATGACTTTGTGGTATGTCAGAATAAGAAACTAACCAAGCACGAATATCATACACTGCTAGGCGAAGCCAAGATGGTGTTTAGTGCTAACTTACAAGAGACACTTGGTATAAGTTGGTATGAAGGAATCGCAGTAGATGCAATACCTATGGTACCAGATAGACTAAGTTATAGTGAAATGGCGCTTGATGAATTTAAATATCCCAGTGACTGGACACTAAGCTATGAGTCGTATCTACGGCACAGAGAACAAGTTGTACAACATGTTGATTATTTAATGACAAATTATGATAACTTGAAACCAGTTATCCAAGAACAACGTAAAAAACTAGCAGATGATTTCTTTAGTGGTAAAGCACTTTACGATGTCATCGGGAGAAACAAAAATGGCTAAAGATATACAAAAAACAGTACTTGTTACAGGCGGTAGTGGATTTGTGGGTGGCATGGTATGTCGCTTACTTGTTGCTGCCGGACATAACGTTATTAACATTGACAAAAAGAAGAAGGATATTGATGGTGTAACTCAATACCCGTTTGATATTGATAATCACCAACTTAAAGGCGTTATTCAATTAACAAGGCCGGACACTATTATGCACTTTGCTGCCGAACATGAAGTTGGTCGTAGCATGGTTGAACCTGGCAAATACTACTGGAACAATGTTGCTAATACCATTGCATTGCTCAATCATGCGGTTGGCGCAGGTGTAAAAAACTTTGTGTTTAGTAGCAGTAGTAGCGTATATGGTATGATCGATACCTTCCCTACTCCGGAGACAACTGAGCGTGATCCTGTGTCGCCATACGGAAGAACAAAAAAGATGGTAGAAGATATCTTAATTGACTATTATCGTGCATACGGGCTTAATTTCGCTGCACTACGTTATTTTAATGCCGCGGGAGCCGACCCTGATCTAAAGCATGGTTATACTCAAGAGCCTGCTAGTCATCTTATCCCGATTTTAGCAAGAGCAGCAATTACTGGTGACACAGTCAATGTGTACGGTAATGATTATGTTACTAAGGACGGCACAGCAGAGCGAGATTATACACACGTATTTGATATTGCAACTGCACATTTATCTGCTATGCATTATCTAGAAGATGGTGGTTCCTCGGGAGCATTTAATATTGGCGCCGGAACAACATCTAGTGTATTAGAAGTTATTAATACGTTTAATCGTGTTAATCAGACTAGCATCGAATATAATATTACTGATCGAAGACCTGGTGACCCTAAGCAAACATTTGCAGACATCGCAAAGGCAAAGAGTTCGTTTGGTTGGGAGCCGGTATACAAATTAGAAGATATTGTTAAACATGCCTATGAATGGGAAAAGAAAGTACAGAAGGTAAAGTAAAATGGTAAAAGAAGTTAAAGGTGGTACATTTGCTCAAACTGATATTCCTGTAATCAAGCGAGCAATACAATTATACGTTACAGAAATTCAGCGCATCGAAGGCTACAGTGATCGTGAACCACATCCTGATCTTAGCATAGCTGCAAATCTTTTACACAGATTAGGACGTATCAGCGATGCCTAAATACGAATATCTATCACACGAAGATATGAATAACTATTATGCAGAAGTTATTCGTAATATGGTTGTTGATAAGTTTAAGCCTGATGTAGTGTTTGCACCAATGCGCGGCGGCGCTGACTTTGGTATTAAACTAAGCAACTATTATGAAATTCCTTTTGAATCAATTCAATGGCAAACTAGAGATGGTTCAGCAAGAGATATTGCAAGACTAAAAGATCTGTATACAACATATGACGGCAAGCAAATTCTTATTGTTGATGATATTTGCGATAGTGGAGAAACACTTAAAGGAATTGAAGCAGCATCTGGGTATAATAGAACTAATATTAGATTTGCTGTTGCTATCGAAAACTTAGAGTGCGGATTTGCTTGCGACTACTCAGCTAGGCAGATTGGTAGATCAGACGATACACAATGGTTTGTCTTTCCTTGGGAAGATTGGTGGCGTAGGAACTGACAAAAAAATGCACTGTAATACGATACTTTGCCTAAATAACATTGACAAATAAACAATTTGTCTGTATAATAAAACAAATAGACATCCACGTCTATAACTCGGAGATTTTAACTTGACACAAAAATTTAAATTAGACGCTACTATGACCGGTGATTCGCGTACACCGTTTATAGTAGAAGAATACAAAAACATAGCTAAGGCAGGTAGCGATATGAGCGACAAGGGGTATGAAGAAGAAAAGTACCTAGGCAATTATCTTCGTGCTAAAATGAAACGTGATAATAAGCGTTTCTGGGCAGGCGATAATATTAGTGATTACGTTACAGAAGAACAAAAAAATCAGCTTATCGACGAAGCTACAGAAGCATTTGAACTAGTTCTTGATCGATTGCTTATTGATCGTGAAAACGACCCAAACAGTAAAGGTACAGCTCGTCGATTAGCTAAAATGTACTTTAATGAAATTATGGCAGGAAGATATGACCCAGCACCAGACGCAACAGCATTTCCAAATGACTCGCAGGACCGTTACGAAGGTATGCTTGTTGTTCGTAGTGAGCTTCGCAGTATGTGTAGCCATCATCACCAACCCGTTGCTGGCGTTGCTTATATTGGCATTATTGCTGCCGAAAAGCTCATTGGACTCAGCAAGTACACACGAATCGCGCAGTGGTGTGCTAGACGAGGAACTCTCCAGGAGGAACTTGCTAATGACATTGCTCGGGAAATCGAAAAAGCTACAGGAGCCAAGGACTTAGGTGTTTACATTCAAGCAGTGCATGGATGCTGTGAGAATCGTGGTATTATGGCGCATAGCAGTCTAACACAAACAACTGTTCTAAAAGGTGCGTTTAAGAATGATCCAGGAACTAAGAAAGAGTTTTTTGATAACATTAAACTACAACAGGAATTTGCACCACGATGACAATGTATAAATCATATGACCGCATAGCTATTGTTGAATGTATTGATAATAACAAAACAGTTCAAGCAGATGTAATCACATTTGTTGAAGGTAAGTATCTAACAGTTTCTTTGAATACAGTTAAAGTTAATCTTCAATATAATAGCAAGTACAATAATTACATTGGTGCAATGGGAGGATTAGAATTCCAGAGCACAGGGCCAAAGATATTGGGGCATCATCGATGATTAAAACTAAAGGGCCTCGCAATATCCATGTTATTGCAAGAAATAGTGTTCCTGTATCCGACATTTGTGATTGTGTTGCTGAACACAAGACGTTAGAATGGATCACAAACAGATATCTTATTTCAGAAGAAGAAGTATTTGAATGTTTAGATACATATGTTGATCTTTTTGAAAAAAAGCCGTACATGCTTAAACTAAGTTGTATCGCTGATCCAAAAGGTTCTGACATTTACGGAATCGAAACATCAGAAATCAATGATAAGATGTATTTTAGCATTTTAATATATGGTAGACTATTTTTTGATATTAAATCTTTGCAAGAGCTATTTACATATGCTCTTAACCTAGTTATCATTGAAGCTGTACTTGACCTTAAAGAAAATATTAAGGTTGACGAAGATAGTATGCATGGTGTAGTATTAAATGCGTTTAAACAAAGTTATGGTGACGTTGACCAAACAAACATTGACCATGTGTTAACACAGTTAGATCATAACGCACTTATGAGAATGATGAAAAATGCAAAAGCCGATTAAATATAGCGAGCTGTTTTACAGCGCACAAGGTGAAGGCAAATACATAGGAATACCTAGTCTTTGGTTACGTTTCTTTCTTTGCAATCTTCAGTGTAATGGGTTCGGCCAATGCAATCCAACTGATCCTAGTACATATGAACTTCCATATGAAACTATTGACATTAGTAATATTACTCGTGTAGAAGACTTGCCTGTTTTTGATAAGGGTTGCGATAGCAGTTACACTTGGAGTAAGCGTTATAGTCATCTTATTACAGAACGTACTGTAGAAGAAACAGTTAATAATCTAACAGCATTATTGCCAGGTGGAACATTTCAGCACCCAAATAGCGAACAGTGGGCGCACATGGTGTTTACTGGTGGTGAGCCTATGCTCAAGAAGTCGCAGGAAGGCATTGTTGCTATCCTTAACGAGTTTGGTCGCAGAGACAATATGCCTAAAAATATTACAATCGAGACCAATGGCACTCAACCAATTACACCAGAACTAGAGCAGTTTATTACTGAATACTTTTGGAAGCATGGTGGCGATTGGTATTGGAGCATTAGCCCTAAACTATGGAGTACTGCTGGAGAAAAGCATAACAGGGCTATACAACCTGAAGTGATTGGTAAGTATGCACAAGTTGCACGGCACGGTCAGTTAAAGTTTGTGGTCAATGGCAGTAAGGAAAGCTGGCAGGAAGTAGAAGAAAACACTAAGCTATTCCGCGAAGCTGGATGCAACTTCCCTGTGTGGATTATGGGCGTTGGTGGTACACTCGAAGGCTTAAAGATTACCGAAGCAATGATTGCTGACGAAGCAATTCAACGTGGATATAATTACACAAGTCGAGTACACGTACACATTTATGGTAATGCAATTGGAAAGTAAAAAATTTCTTGTTGTAGATAATATATTTTCGGGTAAGGTTTTAAAAATCTTAGAACCTTATGCTAAATTATTGCCTACCGATAAAAGTAGTTACGATGCATGGCCCGATAATTCTACTAACAATAAGACTGCGCCCGAGTGTTTTACTTGCGATATAACAGGAAAAGATAGATTATCAGTAATTGAAGAGTTATATAATAATCCTATCCTTCCTTGTTATCAAAAAAAATGGCTTAAAAGCAGTGACATTGCTATTCAAAAAATACCTACAACCGGGTTTATACCTAAACATAATGATTACTGTTTGTTTAGTCTTACTGTATTTCTTTCGGAATGCCAAGGAGGAGAATTTTGTTGGTGGGACGAAAATAATAATAGTTATTTGATCGAACCCTATATCAATAGAGGAATAGTTAATAGTTATTGCGAAAATTTTAGTCGAGGTGCAAGCCACAAAGTATTACCTGTACAAGGCGGTACAAGATTTACACTTCAACTATTTGTATTTGATAAGGTTTCAAATACTCGACAAGGTGCTATAATAGAGGATAATATACATGAATAAAAAAATACCATTTTGGATGCTTCCGGCTAGTTGGGGACTTAAGGGTAAAACCCGAGAGATCGCTGAAGCTGAATACATGTTTGACGGCAAAGAGCTAGAAGAAAAGCTAGCTGAAATTAATGCTGATACTCCTGAGGATAAGGAAATAGCTGTTCTTGCTATTAAACTTAAACATGAAGAAATTAGTCAAGCAGCACACGATAAGGCTGTTGCAACTATCCGGAAAGAGCCTTGGGTTAATGTTGTTAAGATGGGTGTAAATCCGACTAATGTTGCGGCCGGATTCTTTGAGTTAGATTGGAATGACGAGTTCATTGCTATGCTACATGAAAATGCATATGTAGGTCAGAGCGACGAAGAAGTTGTTAACAAATGGTTCAATGATGTTTGCCGAACAGTTCTTATCCAAGAGAAAGCTGATCAAGACTACGGCTTAGAGCAAACGGAGCGTGAAGATGTCGAAATTAGAAGAGACAGCAAGGAATAAATTAGGCACACTAATGGCCGCAGTACAGCCTATTATTAATCAGCATATTGCTGAAATGGGTACAAATGAGGTAGATTATATCTTGACAAACTACCGAAAGTATCTTAAAATAGACTTAGAGAGAGACTTCGAGAAGGCACGAGTTTCTAAACTAACAGCAAGTCCTTTTGACGATATATTGAATGGTGGATTAAATGGCTAATTATATTCTAGTAGACAGTCTAAATATGTTTTTTCGTGCAAAGCACGTGGGCGGTGGTAAGGATATCGACATGCGTGTAGGCATGGCTATGCATATCATGTTTAACAGTGTACGCAAGGCATGGCGCGACTTTAATGGTGATCATGTTGTGTTCTGTTTAGAAGGTCGTAGCTGGCGCAAAGACTTTTATCCGCCGTATAAGGCTAACCGCAAAGTTCTTGCAGACAAGCGAACACCACGTGAAATTGAAGACGACGAACTATTCTTTGAAGCATATGATAATATGATTAATTTCTTTAACGACAAGACTAATTGTAGTGTTATCCGATGCCCTAATGCAGAGGCTGATGATCTTATCGCTACCTGGATTCAAACTCATCCAGACGATAATCATATTATCGTTAGCACAGACAGCGACTTCTACCAGCTACTGGCTAACAACGTGAAACAGTACAACGGTACTACAGAACAGATTGTTAGCTTAGACGGGTTCTTTGATGCTAAGACTGGCAAACAGGTTGTAGATAAGAAAACAGGTAAGCCTAAAGTAGTTGAAGATCCTGCTTTTATCCTTTTTGAGAAGTGTGTACGTGGCGATCCCACTGACAATGTGTTTAGTGCTTTTCCTGGTGCGCGACTAAAAGGTAGCAAGAACAAGACTGGTATTACAGAAGCGTTTGAAGATCGAGAACGTGGCGGATATAATTTCAACAACTTCATGCTTCAGCGTTGGGTCGACCACGAAGAAGTTGAACACCGTGTACGTGATGATTTTGATCGTAATCGTGTGCTCATTGATCTTACTGCACAGCCCGATGACATTAAGGACGCTTGTCGCGCAGTTGTACGTGATGCGGTTAACAAACCGCATGTTGGACAAGTTGGTATTCATTTCATGAAATTCTGTTCTAAATGGAATATGCAACGACTAAGTGATAGCGCGAATGACTTTGCTGAAATTCTAGGTAAAGGAATTACTGAAAGCAAAATGATCGAAGCTTAAACATGATTATTAACCGCTACAATCAGGCTCTTTCATCAATTGATAGTTGTATTTGTGATGCAATACAGTTTGCTTCTAACAAATACAAAAATGTAGGAATTATAAATTGGTGGTGGACATCTGAAGAAGAAGCACAATTAGAAAATTTAAAAAAGTTTGTTGAGTCGCAGGATATATGTTTCTTTATTAGCGAAGAAATTTTCGATCGACATCACAGTATCGATTTTAATAAAATGGTTGAACTGCTTAATTCACACAATGTTTATTATATTTTGTTTTCCCATGACCTGACATTAAAAATTCAGCCAAATCCAGGTAAGACTTTTTGTAATCCGTGGTTTTTTAAATCTCCTATATATGTACCATCTAACTTTACTCCAGACCTAGATTATACTGAAAAAGAGTATGCTTTTAATTTAATGTTAGGATCTAAAAAGTCATATAGAACTTTATCATATAAAGTATTAAAAGACAACAAGAATATCTATTCTAAATATTTAGGTCATCCTAATTTTAAATTTGATAGTGTCCCTAATTTAGATGATAAGGAAATTTACACTGATTTAATTGCACAAGATGTTGTGCAATATAAATTAAATACAATGAACTTTATTGAAAAAGAAGGTCGTAAATATGCAATATCACATGTGATACCTGAAAAAATTTATGCTAATACAC